CTGTTTCACCACCTCGGCGCGCATGGCCTCCACCTGCGCAAGCTGCCCTTCCGTGGCCCCGATGATTTCAAGCGCCTTCTTGCGCTGGTCCACGGCCTCATTCGCCGCCTTCACCGCCTGCGCGTAGGCCGAAAGTGGGTGCAGGGACTCGTCCAGCGTCTTGATGTAGTCATTGATGAAGGCCGTCCGGTACTCGTTGATGAGCCCCGCCGCGTACTGCGCGTTCACGCCCGAGTCCGTCATGCTCTGCGTCCATGCGTCGAGCTGTGCCTTGGCGGATTGCGCCTGCTGCTCCATCTCGGACAGCGGGCTCTTGATGGCGTCGGTCGCGCTCTTCACCGCACTGATTGCGGAAAGCGCCGTGGACGCCTTCTGCAACCCCTCGTCGGTGGTGACGTCAAACGAATCAAAGAACTGCGAGATGCCCGCGTTCGAGAAAACCTGTTGGGCTACGGCGGTCATCCGGTTGCGCATGTCCTGCGCCGCTTCCTCAAGCCGCTCCTCGGCCATGCCCTCTTCCCACCACTGGAAGTTCCACGACGCATCGGAGACGCCCCGTCCGGCGGACCATGTGGAAGTCTCAAGGCCGGACAGCGCGTTCTGGCGGATCTGCTCAGGCAATGCCCCGGCAATGTCCAAAAGGCTCCCGGCGGTCTGGCTGGCGACTTGGGCGATACCCTGCGCGAACGGCTCGGCTTCTTTCTTCCCGGCCCTATCATACCAAGCCCCGCCCATGAAGGCGTCAATGTAGGTCTGCTGGTCCCGCGAGAAGCCCACGTCCTCCATCTTGCCGTATACGCTGGCGTGCGTCCGCCGACCGCCCCCGAAGAGGGAACCAATCCCCCCACCGAGCAGGCTGCCGATTGTACCGCCAAGGAGCGTACCGATGCCGGGCACCACGGAACCGATGGCCGCGCCGAGCCCGCCACCAATCCCCGCGCCTGTGCTGATATTTGGCTGGTTAGGGAAAAGCAGGCTACCCGCAAGGGAACCGAGGCCGAACCCTGCGCCGGCCGCGCCGAGCGTGCCGAGAAGCGTAGTTTGAGGACCAAGCGAATAGCCTAACGTTTGAGCGGCAAGCGCATTATTTGCAGCGAATTGAGCGGAAGGGGCAAATAAATCAGGAAGCAGGTTTGCCCCAAAGCTATTGATCCCCCCGGTTATACCGGAAAAGAGCCCCGTCGCGCCAGACGTCCACGAGTCCGGCAGAATGCTAGAAAACGGAATGTTACCGAGAAGTCCGCCAGTACCGCCGCCGTTACTCCCCGAGCCGCCCGCCGCATACGCCACCCCGCCCGTGCCGAGCATACCGGACACCACACCAGCAATCTGAACCGTGATGGGCCGGGTGATCGCCATATGCATCAAATCCGCAAGGAACGACGCGAACAGCGACTTAAAGGAAGACAGCGACACCTTCCCATCTTCCAACATCTGTTGCCAGACGTTGTGGAAGCCGGAGTCCATGCCTTCAAAAAGTGAAGAGAAAGCCTCTTCCGTACCCTTCGCCGCGTCAGTCGCATCGGCCCGGTACTGGAGGAACGCCCGTTGCGCGCCGTCCGCCCAATCGTGGGAGTTTATCAAATCCTTGTACTGCCGCCACGTCTGGATGAGGTTTTCCGGGATGTCCGCGTCTCGGAAGATTTCCATCTGCTCATCAAGCAGACGATTCTGCACCTCAAGGGACAAGCCAAACGCCCCGGACATTTCCTCAAGCTCCTTATAGAAGGAAAGCTTCTCCTGAAGGTGTTCGTTCTGCTCCTTACTGGCCCGCTCGGCCTTGCGGAGAGCTTTTTCATGCTCCGTCTCGGCCTTGGTCATGAGCTGCGTATACTTCGCCGGGTCCGTTTTCTTCAGATACTCGACGTTCCTCAGAAACGCCTCATACTCCTTATCAACCTTGGCGACGGCTGCGGCTGCGGGATCGGCGTAGGACAAAATATCCTGCATCCACTTGAAGTCGGCTTCCTGCTCCATCGCCTTACGCAGCTTTTCCATCTCGGCGGCGGGGAGTTTGGCGTCCTTGGCAATTTTCGCCAGTTTTTCCTCAATCTTGACCTGTTCAAGCTCCCGGCTCGACTGCGTGAGCTTGGCAATCTCTTCGTCGTAAGCGGCAAGAGCCTTGGCAGCACGATTGGCGGCGGCTTCGGCGGACTTGCTGCCGGCCTTGTCGATCTTCTGCTGGTCTTCCCTGAGCTTTTTGATGGCTACGGCAGATTTCTGGCTGTAATCATCGAACTCCTTTTGTGTGCGGATTCCATTCTTTACCGCCTGTTCAAAGACATCACGCTCCTTGAGGATCGCATCGATCTCTTCCTGAAAATTCTTCTTTTTGCCTTCGGAAGACTTATCGTAAACCTTATTCACACGCTCAATAGCTTGAGTCGTCGCCTGTGTTTCCTTTGTTATAGCCTGATTACGCCCGGCAATCAGAGCATCAAAATTCGCTTTCCACTGTTTCTGTGTTGCAAGCGCGGGATCATTTTGTAGACGCCATGCCTGCCAAACTTCACGGAGCCCCTGAAGGAACTTTTCCTTGCCTTCAAGCTGAAGCTGAACAGTGACGCCGCGCGAGGCGACTTTCTGCAACTCTTCGAGGTAGCCGCGAAAACGGACGGTCATCTCGCCTTCCGTCTCCAAACGCTTTCCGATTGCCGCAAGCTGTTCGCTAAAATTCTGAAAATGATGTGTCTGCTGCGTTTCCGCAATCAGCTTTTGAATCTCATCAAACGCCTCCCGAGTCGCCGGTGTCAATTCGTCAAGCGTGCCGAAAATGCCAGTGAAGAAACGTTCATCGGGCAATCTGCTCAACCAGTAATCAAGCGTGATAGCCTGTGACCGTATGGAGGCTTCAAGCTGCTCGGAAGCCTTTGCCGCGGCGTCCATCGGGTTGGGCATCTTCTGAACGGCGGCGATCAATCCTGCAATCTCGGATTCGATCTGTGCTGCAGCCCTCGTCGGGCCGGATACGTCAACATCAACGTTCTTGAACAGATTAGCGACGGCATTGGGGAGTTCACTCTCCTTGATCACGCCTGTAGCGGTGTCCAATGCCTTGGAGAGTCCCCGAGTAATCGATGCGAACGCATCCGAGTCGCCGACGGACACAAGGAAATCATCCCATGAAGTCTTCAACCGCCCGAGTTCGGCCTGCATGGAGTGCGAAGCGTTTTCCGCCGCCTCTTCATACTTGTTCTGTAACGCATCAAGGAAGGTGAAGAACTGGTCGAGAGTCGTTTTTCCGTCTTGGAACATCTTGTCCAGTTCCTTGCCGGTGACGCCGATGGACGTTGCAAACAACCCCATTGCGCCGGGCAGGACTTCCCCGATCTGCTGGCGCATTTCTTCCGCCATCGGGCGACCCTTGGATATGACCTGAGACACCGCCAGATTCAAACGGTTCATCTGGTCGGTCGTCAGCTTGAGGGCTGTTCCGGCTGTGGCCACGGCCTGAAACGCCTTCTGAGCCTTCTCCATGCCGAGCCCGGTAGACTCGGCGGAAGCAAAAATGGTCTTTGCGGACTGTGCGGTATCAAGGAAGGAAAGGCCCAGTCTATCCGAAAGTTCCCGGATGAACGAAAGCTGTTCCTGAGCGGCCTTGGCGCTGCCCGTGATGGACTCGAATGCGGCGGTGGTGGAATCGAGCTTCAATGTGGCATCAAATGAGGCCTTCGCCGCCACCCCAAACGCCGCGCCAACGGCAAGAACAGGGACAGCCGCCGCCCTTGCGCCGGACATGAGCGTTGAGAGTGCCCCTCCCGTATCACCCAAGTCCGCCCGCAGCTTGGCAAGCTGGAGCGTGGACAGCCCGGCGTTTTTTTGGAGGTACTCAAAGGCACGGTTCGCGGTTGCGGCGGCCTGAGACTTGAGCATGGAATTGGTCAGGCCTTCAAGCTGCTTCGAGCTGACTCCGGCGGCCTTGGCAATCTCATCCAGCCCGGAAACCTGCGCCTTGAACGCACCGGCAGACAACGCCACCTGCGCCGTCTTCAGCTCCCGCGTCAGCTTGTTGATGCCCCCGGTGAGGTCAACAGCCGAAACCGCATTGTTGATGCTCTTGGCGATGGCATCGCCCTGAACCTTGGCCAGCTTTTTTGCGGCGTTCAAGTCGGTTTCAAACGCGGAGTAATCACCACGGATCGCTATATAAATGCCGGGTGTCTTTCTTGCCATGCTTCACTTCCTGTTTGATACGGCACGGCGATTTTTGCGGATGGAGGTTGACTTTCTGTATCCTTATGGATACATTCTACACATGAACATCATCAAACGCTCCGAAGACTTTGACGAATGGCTTAAAAAGCTGCGCGATACCAAGGGGAAAATCAAAATCCTCTCACGTATTGACAATGCCAGACGCGACAACTTCGGTGATGCCAAGGCGTTGGGCGGTGGACTGTCGGAAATGAGAATCCATTACGGCCCCGGTTATCGGCTTTACTACACGCGGGAAGGTGAAATCGTATATTTCCTGCTTGTAGGCGGTGATAAGTCCACCCAACAACAAGACATCGCCAAAGCCAGAAAGATGATGGAGGAATAAACATGGACGAAAGCAAATTCCAGCTTTTTGACGCCGCCGAATACCTCGACAGCGAAGAGGCTATTGCCGAATACATTTCCGAGGCCATGCAGGACCCCAACCCCGATGTCCTTTTGGAAGCTCTCGCCACGGTCGCCCGCGCCAGAGGCATGGCGAAGTTGGCGGAAAGCACGGGACTAGGCCGCGAGAGCCTATACAAGACGCTTCGCCCCGGTGCGAAGCCGCGTTATGAAACCATCGCCAAAATCTTGGCGGGCCTTAATGTAAAATTGCGGGCTGTTTCAGCATAATGCTGATAAGAAGGCGGTTCTTCGGAGCCGCCTTCTTTCGTATCGCGCCTTGACTTTCCCGCTACCCTATGGTGTGGGGAGGGTAGGAGGATTAGATTATGCGAAAACTTATTGTGGCGTTGGCTGTGGTGGTGATGTGTGGAGGGATGACGGGGTGTGGATACAAAACGACTGTGAATACCGTCTCCGGTATAAATGTTTATTCGTCTTATGAAGAAAAAATTCCCGGAAGGTTTGCTCTAGTTGTGGATTCTCAACCAGAACTTTTAACAAAGAAAGTAAAAGCTTCTTCATTTACATGTTCTGCTCATAATTTCCCTGTAGCTCTCTCAAATACATTTGAATCCTCAATATATGAAGCAACAAAATCTATTTTTGAAGAGGTCGCAACCCGTGTAACCATTCCGAGTAAAGAGGAAATGAGCAAAGATGAACTGTCTGGGTATATACTTGTAAAGGCTACTCATTTTGAACCGAAAGTTACATTTATCCCTGGCTTTTTCAGCGGAAACGTATCAACCTCTGCTGATATTGGCTTTGAGTTTAGCGTAAGAGATAGGGAAAACAAGCTTATTTTGAGTAGTGCAGTAAGTGCTTCGCGCTCATCCGATGGTGAAGCAGGAGGAGCTTGTGAAGGTGGGGCTACTTCTCTTTCTGAAGCAATCAGCAAGGCGTTCCGCGAGGCTCTTGAACGCTATGCAGAGCGCGTGTCAAACTCAACCAAGCTCAGAGAGGCTTTTGCCCCCCCCCTGTTGAAGCAAGCTGATGTCCCGCAAGCTGCGCGTATAATCAAAAAATAACCCATCTTGACACTCAATCTCTTTCATGCTTTGTTGTCCGCAATGGTGCTTGAAAACACCTAGAGGCGGACAACGCCACCCGACAGTTCGGCGCTTTTTTGTGCCCTTTTCCCAAAGTCAAGATTTCTCTTGGCTGTGTTTTGGGCTATAATTGCATCTTGATGCCGGGTGTCCCCGATATGTCCAAGGCTTCGGCCCAAAGGCGGGGAGCAGCTCCTCTAGCTGTTTTCAACACCCGGCATTTTCTATTGGAGAAAATGCCTGTGAGAACCTTGAAAAGTTCTAGAGGAGTTCACCATGTCACAGGCTCTTTGCTTCCAATCAGTAGAGTTTGACGTAATCCAGCAAAATCAGCAGCCTTGGGTAAGGGGTTACCAGATCGGTAGTGCCTTGGGATACACCGCCCCAGACGTTCAGATTTCCAAGCTTTACACCCGCCACGCCGACGAATTCACCCCCGCAATGACCGCCGTGGTCACTCTCCCGACGGAGGGCGGCCCGCAGGAAACCCGCATCTTCTCCCTACGCGGCTGCTACGCCCTCGCCATGTTCGCCCGTACGCCCGTCGCCAAGGCGTTCCGCAAGTGGTGCCTCGATGTCATCGAACAGTACGGCGACAGGGTGCCTGTTGAATGCCCCACTCCCCTCGCCCCTTCCACGCCTGACGACCGAAAGCCCCTGCGCGATATGGTCAACGTCTGGGCAAGGCTCTCCGGCGTGCACCCTTCAAACCTGTGGCCGCAGGTGCGCGCCCGCTTCCAGCTTGGCCGCATCGACGACCTGCCCACCAATTGGCTCCCAGATGCCCTCGCATGGGTGCAAAGCAAAATTGACGAATTGAACCAAAAGCCGAAGGCCGCCCTGCCCGCCGCCGAGCCGCTGTTTGATGAAGCCCCCTTGCTCGAACTGGCGGAAGATATCCGCCGTGCCCAACAGACCTACCGCCGTAGCTATCAGCTTTTTTGGGGTCGACTCTACCGGCTTGGTACCCCTGTTCTTGTCCAGCTTGAACAGCGGGCCGCACTGGGGCAGGGAACGGCGCCCTTCTCGGACATGGCTATCCGAGGGCAGTTCGACAGGTTCCTTTCGGAGCGCCTACTCGAAAGCCTGTCTTCGCTCGCCGAACTACTTCCCGACAGGCACAACCCCGCAATGCTCTTGCTGGCTTGCGCCCGCACCATGAACGCACGGTGAGAGGTCAGCCATGCTCACCACCCTCGACGCCGCCAGAGGTATGCAGCGCAGGTACGCCAAGCTCCTGCGGGACATAGATCGGCTCCGCTCCATCCTCCCGCCGGACTTCGCGGCATCGGTCTTCATCCCAGACGCCCGCATCGATGCCGCCGGGAACCGGCAACGCTTCTTCCACCTCACCCGTAACGCCCTGCCCTTCCTCTTCATGGGGCAAGCCACAAAACATGAAATCCTGTGGATGGCCGAAACCGTCCGCAAGCTCCACTAAACAAACCGGGCCGGGACCCCACATCCCGGCCCATTCCATCCGCAAAAATCGCTATGCCGTTGTCAATGAACCGCTCACCGCGTGGATGCGTAAGCCTGTTGCGTTTTTTCAGCTTGTCTCGCTGCGTTGCGGCGGATGACCGTTTCCACGGCCTGCACCTTCCGCCACATGCCGGGCGTCAGTTCGATGCCGAAAGATTCCGCCACCAGCGCCAGCGCGTTGTAGTCGAACCCCACCGGGCCGCCCATGCCGGACATGCGGAGTTGGGTAGCGCCCGCCTGGAGCAGTTCCCATGCGGCGGCGTTGTCGGGCATGAGATCCGGGCAACGCCCCTCGCACTCTTCACAATCCAGATCGTCGCGGTTCCGGGCGGCCTTCCGGCAGGCGTCGCAGTATTCCGCACCCTCACCGGAAAGCCACTCCCAGACCGCCGCTAGTTTTTTTCTTCTTCCGCCACGCCGAAGGTTTCGTTCACAATGGCCTTGTGCAGGGCGAGGATGTCGGGGAAGGGCAATTCGTCAGTGGTGGCCGCGTCGAATCCGGCGGTGGCGAACACCGCGTCCATGCCCTCGGAAATCGAATACCCGCCGCCCATGAGGTCGAAGCCCTGCGCCTTGAGCGCCTTGATGTCCTTGCCTTTAAGCGGGTTCACGATGAAGTCCTGACCGGAAAGAGTAACGGTACGCATGGTGTTTTCCTTTTAAATTGATGGTTAATAGGATTCCACGTCATTGACGAGGGTAACGACGACAGAGGCGTTGTCCGCGTTGTCGTTGAAGTACGCCGAAAAACTCTGATCCATCTTGATCCCCGTGGGGCCGTCCACGGTCGGGCCGTTATAACTGAGCTGCACTTCCGGGACGCTGAACGTCAGCTTGTTGCCATCATCGATGGCGAACGACAGATCAAGGCTGAGTTCCTCGCTGTTCTTGGCCTTCATGAGCAGGGTCTTGTCCGTGATGAACACGGTGAGGCTGCCGGTAACCGCCATGACGCCCTGAGGCAGATCATAGACCCGCCCCTTATCGCCGAGCTTGCGGATGCTCGAATCCAGCCCGAAATCAATATTGAGGCTGCAATCAGTAACCACGCCGATCTCCGCGCCGCCGCTCAACAGGGAACCCTGAAAATTGTTGAACCGCTTCATGGCCACGGACGGGGCGCTGGCGTTGTAGTCGGCATCCACATAATCGGCATCGCGCCCGAGCATGTTGACCGTGGCGGTCAATTCCCCGTCGCCGCCCGCCTGCATAGCCAGAGACGACACCTTGCAGCCTACAAACTGGCCGTAGATGTCCCCATAGGTGGCCTGCATGACGAGGGACGGCATGTCCTTGTTGGACTTCCAGACATGGGTAAACGGCGCGGCGGCGGGCTCTCCCGTCCCGGTCGTGGCCGGAGCGCCGAACATGGCCCTGAGCCAGTGGCCGAAAGCCCGTGCGTCAACCGGGACGACAACGCCGCCGGACACTTCAAGGTTCCCGTCAAAGGGTTCCGCCGGGTCATAGCGGCCCGTCAGCGTCCCCGGGGTGTTCTTGGCGCGGGACGGCTTCAGGGAAAACGAGTTGATGGGGAGGAGGACACCCCCCGGCGTAGTCGGAGCCACGCCGTAGGACGTTTCCACGTCCATCAGGACTTTGGTTCTGGCGCCGACCGCAATCTGTTTGTTGGGCATGTTTCAATCTCCTATTCGGTTTCGAGGAACCAGACCTTGAACTCCATGCTCACGCGGAAGTAATTCGTCCCGTCCTCGTACAAATCCTGATCCTCGATCAGATGCGCGCCGAACTGCGGGCCGCTTGGCGGCATGGCGGAACGCATGGCCTTGGCAATGGCTTTTGCCTCGTCATAGTCCCGTGCCCACACGTCGATCTGAAGGTCGATTTCCTCCAGACCGGACGCCCCGGACAGCGTGTTGGCGGGCCTCCCGCCGAGCCGCTGGAACGTGACGCAGGGAAGATAATTCCCGGACGGAATGAACAAGGGGAAAACCTTGCTGCCAACCAATGCGGACAAGCCCGCATCCTCCTGCAACATCCGCAGCAGGACACTTTCAAAATCAACGCCGTTTGCCATAGTGGGCATCCCCCATCATGTCCTGAAGCATCGCATCAACCTTCCGGCGGACGGCGTTGCGGGCCTTGCGGAGGAAATGCTTTCCGGGAACGTGCTTCAGTACGGTTTTTCCGTCCTTGGCAACCTGCACATGCCCGAACTCCACAAGGTGGCTGTGCGGGGCCTTCACATAGACCACATAGCCGCCGTCCTTGTACTTGGAGCGGTAGATCCAGATGGATTGCCGCAGCCTTCCCGTCTTGTCCCTGAACGCCGTGGAGCTTTTGGCCTTCTCAAAGACCTGCGCGGCAATGCCTCCCAAATCGGAATCAATCTCCGCCCGGACGCCCGCCCGGATGTCTTCGATGGGGATGTCCACCACGACGTCATTGCTCACAGCTTACCTCCCGGCACATCAACACCAGTTCCCGGCCCCGGTTGTCCGGCAACGGGGCAACGATGTTGAACACCTTCCCGTTGTGGATGACGCGCATGTCCGCCGTCACGTCCGGCCTATACCGGATGCGGATGCGCTGCGTGACTTCGGACTGTGCCTGTTGGCTGGCGAAAAACTCCCGCCCGCTCATGGCTTCCAGCGAAGCCCAGACCGTCGCCACGTTTTCCCAGACCTTGTCATGTAGCGGGGCTCCAAATTTCCCAAAAACGATTTCCTGCCGCTGGATGGTCACGCGGTGGCGAAGCATTCCGGCACGCATCAGAAGCCCCCCGCGACGATATAGGGATCAAGCAGGCAGTCCACAAATGACCGCCCGAACTCATTGAAGTTCGACCCCACGGCGAAGCTCTCCCGCTGTTCGTACAGCGTCCCGATCCGCACCAGCATCCACTGGCGGATCGGTTCCGGGAACCTCTCGGCGGGATAGCCCGCCCTCACCGTCAGCACGGTTTCCCCCTGCGGAAAATCCGGGCCGGGGATGAAGGCCGCCCGCAGCGGCGATTCCTGCGGCGACAGGCCGGACGGCGTGAAGCCGTACAGCCCGGCGTCCACCGCCTCACCGTCCACGGTCACGGACGCCACCGCCGTGCAGGGCACGAGGGGAAGCCGGAACGGGGCCGTCAGGGGGCCTGTTTCGACCTCCCAGACGGATTCTCCGAATACGCGGCGGGGGACGCCCTCCCCCTGCTGGCGCGCCGCCGTGATCAACACCGTCAACAGGGCATCATCCTCCACGGCTTCGGCGCGGGTGTGCAGCCTAGCCATTTCAAGCGTGACGGGTTCCGCTGCGGGCGGCGTGATCAGGCGTACAGTCATGGCTAGGCCGCCGCGCCGTGCTGGAAGAACTTCACGGCCTGCGCATCCGTCAGGACGCCCCCCGAGCGCATGAAGGCGAGGAACCCCACCTGCCCCTTCTGGGCAAACGCGGAATCCGCAAAACGGTACATGGTGATGCCCATGGCGTCGCGGATGACGTACTTGGAGAAGTCACCGAACAGCACGGACTTGGCCGTCGCCGCCATTGCCGGGACGGACTGGTTGATGACATACCGATAGCCAAGGATGCTCGCGGGTTCCTTCACATCGATGCCGGGAAGCCACAGGGGGCGGCCTTGCCCGTCCTTCAGCTTCTTGATCGCCTTCAGGGTGGTGTCGGCAAACATGAAGGAACACCGCCCCCCTTCGCGGTAGGCGGGATCAAGGCTGTGCTCCAGTTCCACCAGATCGTCGTAGGTCACGGAATCGACCTGCGCCTTCGCGCCGGTGACGCCGAGCGTGGCGCCGGTCAATACGCCGGAAGGCTGAGAACTGCCCGTTCCAACAGTAAAGTGCTTGTTCGTGATGCGCCCCAAACGGGTGATCAGACGGTTGTTCACGAAGGCCTCAATGTCCGCGTTGGAGTCCTGAAGCAGTTCGATGGGCACCGCGACCGTCTTGGAACTGTACTTGTGCACCCCGAGATTCACGACGCCGAACGAGGGATCGGCAGCGCCCGCCGCCGTGTTTTCACCGAGGATTTCCCCTTCTTCGGTGGTGCCGTCGCTGGTGGGCATGGTCATGGGCACGCCGGTGGCCGTGCTGATCACGGTGGCCACGGAACGCATCCCGCCGAACGCCTTCAACGCCTCAATGATGGCGCCGGAGACTTCCGTGGGTACGGTATACCCGCCCTGCGCATCCGTCCCGGTGCTCATGGTATTGCGGACGGCGGCCCAATCATCGGGCGTCAACGCCTGCGGGCCGTTCCGCATCCACTTGTCATAAAGGGCGTTCGTCGTGTTTTCCCGTTCGTCGCGGGGTTCCCCCGTCAGACGGTCGGCTTCCATGGCCAGCGCCTTTTCATGGCGGGCAATGGCATCATCAAGGGCGGAAATCTCGGTTTCCAGCGCGTCAAACTGGTTGGCCGCTTCCTCCGGGATACTTTCGGGATGCCTGTCCAGAAGGTTCCGGTACTCGCGGGCCTTGGCCGTGCGCTTCTCGCGCAATTCCTGAATGCTGCTCATGCAAAAATCTCCTAGTGCCGGGTCACGGCAAGCAGGCGGGCGGTACGCTCGTACCGTTCGCGGTTCTGAGGGTTGACGGAAGACGCCGCAGCCGGAACAACCGGAGCGTTGGCGTAGACGGAAAGGTTCCAGTCGGCCTGTGCCTTCGGAGCGGCTTCGGCCACGCGGTCGGCAAAACCGTGTTCAACGGATTCTCCGGCGGAAAACCACGTTTCGGCCTTCATCCATCCGGCGATCGCTTCCGGAGCGCACCCCGTCTTTTTCGCGTAGGTGTCCACCAGCGAGGCGTCGAGCTTTTCCAGCATTTCCGCCGTGTGCAGGAGATCGTCGGCGTTGCCCGCCGTGAACGTCCATGCCTTGTGGATCATGAAGAACCCGCCGGGCGCGATCTCCACCTCGTCACAGGCCACGGCCACGAAGGAAGCCGCGCTTGCCGCGTACCCGTCCACATGGGCGACAATCCGCGCCGGATGGTTCCGTATGGCCGCTTCAATGGCCCGCGCCGCGAACACCTCGCCGCCTGGGGAATTGATCCGCAGGTGGATGGTCGGCGCATCAAGAGCGTTCAATTCTTTGACGAACTTCTCGGCGGAAATGCCGCCCCAATAGTCGTCGCTCACAATCACGTCGTACAGGTACAGGGTGGATTCCCCGGACTCTTCAGCCTTAGCTTTTGGGGGGCTGACCGTCCTGTTCCGGGCGTTGTCGCGTAGGAGTTTCAACAGTCTGTCCATTTTCGTCCTTTTTCACAGGGTGTTGCAGTTCGTCGCCGCCATCGATGGGCGGCAGGCCCTCGGCGGCCCGGATCTCGTTTGTAGTCATGAAGCCCGGCTCCTGCATGGAGCCTCGGGCGATACGGTAGAACTCGCCCCGCGTCTTGGTATCGCCACGGGTCAGCTCGGATTCGTCGAACTCGGCAAAGAAACCGTCCCGGAACAGCTTGGCCTCAAGCTCCTGTTCAATGGCGGTCAGGTGATCGTTCAGGGTGAAGGTCGTAAACCAGCGTGCCATCTGCTCGACGCCGCTCCCCCACGATGAGGTCTTTTCCGTCTCCCCGATCATGACCGGGGGAACACCGAAGAAACGGCAAATGTCGATGACAGAGAACTGCCGGGATTCGATAAGCTGCGCGTCTTCCGCGGACATGCTCAACGTCTTGGCCTCGCCGCCTTCAGTGAGAAGCAATGGGCGGTGGTGGTTGGCCGTGCCCGTATACCGGGCGTCGAAAAACTCCCGCAGATCGTCGGCTACTTTAGGATCGAGCTTCCCCGGATAGGTCAGGGCGATTTTCGACAGCATCCCGTTGCTGAAAAACCGGGCGCTGGACTCTTCCGCCGCCAGCCCGAGGCCGATCCCCTGCCCCGCCGCCGAAATGGTGGACAGGCCCCGCTTGCCGTCCCAGCCGACATTGGGGACGTGCAGCATGTCGTCCTGATCGTAGAGCCGCGCCTGCCCGTCCTCGAACGTCACCCGGTAGAACAGCCTGTTCCGCTCCACGCCGAGCCGCTGATCAAGCCCGAGTTCCCATGCCCAATAGACAACCACGTTGCGCGGGTTCAGGGGATACAGCCCCACGGGTTCGCCGGAACGCTCCCGGATGATGTGGGCGTAGCCGTTCCCCTGAAGCACCTTGTGGGCGACAAAGGTTTTCCAGAACGTGGTGGACGTCATGAATCGGTTGGGCCGCAGGCGCAGCACGTCCGCCAGCGGGTGCCCGTGGGCAAGCTGGCGCTGTTCCGTGCCTTCCCGCAGGTAGACCTTCACTGGAGCCGAAGCCACCGCGCCGCCGAGCAGTCGGACGCAGGCGAACACCGCCGAGAAGCGCATGGCGGACTCGGGCGTCACAACCTGCCCGGAAGCCACCGGCGCGCCCATGCCGAACAGTTCGGAGAAGTCGGAAAAAGAGGCCCCGCCGGATATGCTGGCATTCTGAGGCCGCCCGGTGCGGCGTGTGGCAAGGGGATTCCTTCTCATGCCCGCCATTACAGATCCCCCCACAGGTCAACGAAACCTTGCGTGATGACAGCGCCGGATCCTTCTTCCGGCACGGCCTGCGCCCGACCAAGCGCCATGATCGCGGCCACCGCGCCGTCGATCTTGTATTCGTAACGGTCTTTCCGGGGATAGATGTTGTCCTTGGCGTCCGTGAAACAGACCGTATTGGACATGCACCACGTCAGGACGGGATTTCCGTCATGGCGAATCTTCCCGGCATCCACCAACGCGATCAGCGTTTTGAAAGGATCGGAGAAGTTCTTCACCGTGGCCCCGAACTCCACCATCGTCAGGCCGGAATCCGCCAGATGCGTCACAAGCTGCGCCGCCTGATACGGGTCATAGGGGCACTCCCGCACCTCAAAACGCTTGGCCTGCTCAAGGATGTGTTCCTCTATGGCGTCGTAATCGACCATCCCGCCGGGGGTGAGCGTGATCCAGGCTTCGGAAGCCCACCCCCGGTAGATGTCCGCATTCTGGGTGGATTCAAGCGCGTCTTCGGGAAGGAAAAAATCGGCAAACAGCGCATACGTCCCGCCGTCTTCCGGGAAGAGGTACACAACGGCGTTCAAATCGCCCTTGCTGGCGAGGTCAAGGCCCATGAAACAGGGTTTCCCGGCGAAGCGTTCCCGCGACAGGCCGGGCTCGGCGCACTTCTCCCAGTTCGTCATGTTGAAGGCGGCGGCGCGGGCGTTGCACCACACGTTCAGGTGCTTGGTCTTAAACGTGTTCTGCTTCGAGGGGTTCTGGATGGCCTTCAACTGCTGCGCCAGCAGGTAGTCTTCCATGACGGAAACACCGAAATTCGGGTTCGCCTTCCGCAGTGCCTCGGGGCTCTTCCAGTCGTCCTCGGCGTCGATGGTGTAAACGATGGCAAACAGTTCCTCATCCTGAAGCGTGCGATCAAGAACCTTCCCGGCGCGGAGCCGCATGTCATAGCAGGGGCCGCCAAGGTTGAAGCCCGCCGTGGTGATGACGATGATCAAAGGCTGGCGGCGTGCGCCCATGCCGGTGATCATGGTATCGTACAGGCGCGGGCTGTCGTGCTCGTGGTATTCGTCAACGATGGCGCAGTGCGGCGACGCGCCGTCGCCGGGGTCCCCGATCAACGGCTCGAATCTGGACGCGGAACCGATGAGGTTCATGTTCTTGGCGCGCACATCCACGCCGTAGTGCTCCATGAAGCCTTCGGCGCGCTTGGCCATGATCTGCGCGGGGCCGTACACTTCCCACGCCTGTTTTTCCGTAGTGGCGCCGGAGTACACTTCCGCGCCCTCTTCGCCGTCCGCAACGAGCATGTAAAGGCCCATCGGAGCCACGAAGCAGGACTTGCCGTTCTTGCGCGGCACTTCAATATAGGCTTCCCGGAATCTCCGCAGCCCGTCCTTGGCGCGCTTCCAGCCGAACAGCGTTGAAAGGATGAACTTCTGCCACGGCTCAAGTTTCAGGGTCATGCGCTTGCGCGCCCATTCCCCTTTGACGTGGGGCATCATCTCCTCAAACTTGATCACCCGCTCGGCTGCGGCGCGGTCAAAGAAATACGGAGCGCCGTCAACGCCGTCCCACCTTCCCAGATCGTCGAGCTGGCGCTTGCAGGCGAGGATCACCCACTGGCACGCCAAAATCCGCCCGGCGACAACATCGCGGGCGTACCGAAGCGCGGCTTCAACGTGGGGATATGTCGGTTCCTTTGCCATGGTGTTTCCTACAGGGCCGCGAAGCCCTTTTTCTCGCCCGTCTTTTTCTTTGCGCTGACACGGGTACGGCTGCTCGGGGACATGCCGAACTCGGTCAAATACTTGTGCATCAGTTCCAGCGACTTGTTGGCGATACCCACCAGAGGGTTCTGGATGATATTGCCGTTTGATGTCGTTTCCGTGAGCTTCATGGTGCCGTCGATGTTGCGGAGCTGCTCTTCCGCCTCGACCCACCGTCCATAGGCCTGGCAGTAGGCCGCCAGTGCCGCCCGGTCGATGGTGGACAGGATGCCGAGTTCATACAGTTCGAGCGCCAGCCGTTCCCATTCCTCCCGCGCTTCCGGCGACAGGTGCGGCGGCGCGTCGGGGATTTCCGGGGCCGGGGTTGGCTCATCCGGGTTCATCCGGCATTTCTGCAGCGTCCCGCGAACCATTTTCAAATGCGTCGGCAACGGCTTACGTCCCGCCATATCCCGGTTGACCCCCTCCCCCCATTTTGCACAAACAAAAATCCACCTGCCCTATGCGGTCTTCGGATGGTAGCACCAAACATTTGATCCCCCCCTCATCGTGTCACCGCACGCCCGCCGTTCTCCCGGACGGTCTTGCGGCTGTGGCAGGCATGGCAGAGGGGTTGCAGGTTGCTCCGGTCATCCGTCCCGCCGTCGGCTCTGGCCACGATGTGGTCAACATCCGTCGCCGGCACGATGCGCCCGGCATTGCGGCACTCCCGGCACAACGGTTCATCCATAAGGATCTGCGCCCGCAGCTTCCGCCACCGAGCCCCGTACCCGCGCCGGTATGCGCTCTCCCGCTGGCTGTCCTGCTCGGCCTTCCACTTCCTCGCCCGCGCTTCCGCCGCGTCCTTGTGCTTCGGGCAGTACCCGGACGGATCACGGGTAAGCTCTTGGCATCCGGCATGGCGGCACACCTTGAGCGGCCTAGGGGGCATCGTCGTCCCCGCCCACGGCCTCATCCACCCGCCGCTCCACTTTCCGCTTGCTGCGAAGGAGCACCCGCCGCAACAGGTCCGGCACGGGGATGCCGAGCCGCTGCATGTGGGCAATGACGGATACGGCGTCCGTAATGATCAGGTAGGCAATGAAAAGATTCAGCAACGGCATGTCGAACCCGCCGAAAGACCGGGAAAGGCTGGCGTTGACCACGCCGACAATCAGCAAGTAAAGGCAGTAGGCCGGGAACTTGAGCGCCCCGTGCGCCAGCATCCGGCAACGGAAATGCCTGCGTCGCACGGCGTCCGCCAGCCCAAAGGCAAAGTCGGCCACCAGCATGGCCCCAAGCATCCACAACAGATAGGCGTCCCCGCCGAACAGCGAGACGACGCCGGCGACGCACGAACCTATGACGGCCTTCTCAGGCCACAGGGCCAGCAGGCTTTGCGTGTAGTAGGCAAGCCCCTCCATCGGGGCGGGCGGCTGCATCATCATTCCTTCCCGGCTGCGGCCCGTATCGCCGCCTTGTCCGCATTGCACGCGCCGAGCGCGGCTTGCCAGTCAAACACATGCCCCACAAGGTCGAGGTTCGTATCCCCGGCCAGCACGGGCGCGGGCGTCGGCTCGGTCAGATACACGGGTACTTCCTCCCGTATGACCAACGGAACCGCCGCCACTTCCCGCCTACCGGAACAGCCCGAGAACAGCGGGAGGCAAAGGAGTAGAACCCCAATCGCCAGCCTCTTCGTCATTCCGCATTGCCTCCCGCAGCTTGCGCCGCTGTTCGTCCCTGTCCCGCGTGAGCGCCTTGATCGTGGCGTCCCGTTCCGCCGCCGCAGCTTCCGCCGTGGCCTTCTCCGCCGCCAGTTCCCTGACTGCGGATTCTCCGGCCTGCGCTGCGGCCTTCCATGTAGCGGCGTCCTGCCGGGCTTCCTGCGCTTCCGTCCGGGCCGTGTCGCGTTCCGTTCGTAAGGTGAGGACGTACACACCAAGCCCAATAGCGAAGAGGCACAGCGCCCCGGCCAACACCGCCCGCCGATTCATTCCGCAATCCCCCACCGCGCCGCCAGCCGTTCGACCAGCGCCCGGCAATCAGAGGTACGGTTGAGCCAGCCGCGCAGGAACGCCGCGGACTTCGGCTTCTTCGCCACGAGTCCGCGGTACCACCGCTCACGCTCCAAGAGCATAAAGGATGCCAGCTCGCGCTGATTGCAGGACGCCGCAGCCGTCAGCGTGTTCCGCCCGACGATGCCGTCCACCCCAACGCGCAGGAGCCGTTGCAGCATCCTCGCCGCACGCGGGACACCCGCATTGACGGCGAAGTCATAGAAGCACACGGCGACCAGCGGGGGCATTTCCCCGGCACGCGGCCTGTCCCAGAAGTGACGCTTGAAGATGTCGCGGGCCGTATCCTTGGTGACGGCCAGCACATCGTCCCGATCAATATCCCCGTCGCCGTCAATGTCCCCTTCCCAGAGATCAAGCCCCTTCAGGAACATGAGGCTGACGCCGTACATGGTGACGCCGCCTGGATCGTTCGGATGGTCAAAGTATCCACCCTCCCACTTGGCGACGTGGGCATGGGCGGCTTCAAAGACTTCCTGTTGGTTCGGCATAAAAAACGCTCCCGCACTGAAAGATGGCAGGAGCGTAGCACGGGCTTTTGTGAGGCCGCTGGCACAAGCAGGCACAGGCAGGGAGAGGCAGGGGAAAAGGGGGTTGACGAAATTTCCCCCCTTGCATGATGAATAATTTTTATATAATTTTTATTGACAAAAGAATAAAAATTACATAATTTATCTTTAACGAAAGGGGGACGGAATGACCAGTAGGGAAATCATCAAACGGCTTGAAGAAGATGGCTGGTATCATGTGAAAACGACAGGAGATCATTACCAGATGAAACACCCTACCAAGCCGGGAAAAGTCACAATCGTCCATCCGGCAAAAGATTTCAGTATCGGGACGTTAAGAAGCATTGAAAAACAAAGTGGGGTGAAATTGAGGTAGCTGAGGGAGGGGGAAAACCTCCCTCCCGCCACAATTTCAACCCGCACAGGAGAAAATATATGTATTATCCGGCCACATTTACACCGCACACTGACGGAACGGGACGCTATGATGTGACCTTTGCCGATTTGCCCGGCTGCGTATCGCAGGGGGCATCCCTTGAGGACGCTATCCGCATGGCGCAGGAAGCCTTGGGGCTTCACATCGGCAGTATGGTTGAAGACGGCGATACGCTTCCTGAACCCTCAAGCCTTGAAGGGGCACGGAGAAAGGACGAACAGGAAGCAAAGGAAGAAGGATACGCAATCCCTGACGGAACCCTGTATCAGTTCGTAGTCGCTGACGTGAAAAAGAAGGAAGCGGCACCGATCAGACTATCCATTTCACTCAAACCCGTCATCGTCGAGCGTATCGACAGCGTGGCCGCAGAGCTTGGGCTTACCCGTTCCGGGTTGATCGCCGTCGCTACCCGCGAGTATTGCAACCGTATGCAGGCATAAACCGCCCTGCAATCAATAACCGGAATCCCCCGCACTGCCGGGGGATTCTTTGCTTCTGGCCTCCTGCCACAGATAAAGCCGGTTCAATTCCGCCCTGTATCGGGTGATCTCCCCTTTTTCATCACGATCAACGACTATCGGGGCATCCGCCGCAACCCATTTCCGCACCTGCTCACAACCGACGCCGAACGCCCGGCAGATTTCCGACATGCTCCGCAGCACCACGGGGACATAATTGACGGACACCGGAATCACAGGCCGCTCCCGTACTTTTGGCGGTTCATCCCCTGCTCATAAACCTTGAGGCCTTCCTGCATCCCCCACCTGTACGCCGCCACGCCCACGGCAGCCCCGCACAAAAAGACTATCCCGAAAATCATCCTTGCCTCCTCTTCCCCGCCGACGCGCCGCCACTGGCGCATCAAATTGCAGCGACAGCGCCACCATACGCGACTGGCTTCTCAAAATCCATCATGCCGGAACACATACCGCGCCTTCCATGCTCTCGGCCATATCCAGCAAGAACTGCGGGACGGGCAGGCCCCGCGAACGCCGGATTTGGAAAAGCCCTTTCAAACCATCCCGCCACCGGGAATCCTCCTCGGCGGTCATGCGGGAAGTCCGGCGCGTGGGCGGCATGGCTTCAAGCCTTGCCCGTTCCGGCGTTCCGGGCGGGGGTAGAGGCCTCCCTTCCGGTATGGGCGGCGCGGCGGGCACTCTCACCTTTGCGCCCTGCCCCTCATGTCGGACGGTAGCGCACCTCCCGGCATCAGTACGGGCTCTGTCCTCGCCAGCCGCAGGCGGCAGGGAAGAAGCCCCGCACGCCTCAAAATCCTCCCACCGCCGCCCTTGTAACCAGTTCTCGGCGTACATGCGTATCCTGCCTTTCACCCTTGCGGCCAATTCTTCATGCTCCGCAGCCGCAGCACTGGCGGCGCGGATGATGACGGGCACCAACTCAGGGGCCTTGCGCGTAGCCGCAAGCCACATATCCGCCGCTTCCGCCTTCCCGCGCCGGTAGCCGTAGGCATCCCAGAACGCCTCGAAGTCGGCAAGAGCCTGCCCGGAAAGCCGACACCCTTTTGCCGAGACGTAAAAAGCCTGTCCGCCGTCAACGCCGCTCCGCGACGAGCGACGCGGGACAGGGGCAACGCCCTGAACCGCCGAAGCCTCGCCTTCCGGTTCCGGCACGGCCTCCCTTCCCCCTCCCGATGTGCCGGGCAAAGGTACGGCTTTCCCCTCTCCCATCGCATCGGGGAAAGCGCCCTCACTCACAGCCGCATCGTCCGATGCGGAAGAGAGTTCTTTTCTTGCCTTCTTATATTCTTTGATCGTGTCGGGCGGTTGTAAAGCTGGTTGTTCAGACGGTTGTTCAGCAGATGAACAACCAGCTTTACAACCGGAGGCATCCAATGACTGATACCGCGCCCAGTTCGTCACCGTGATCAGCGTGTACCTGTTCCCAACACTGCGCCGGGTCAAGAATCCATCCTGCTCCAGATCATCAAGGATAGACAAAAGCGTCGTTCGACTGAGCTGGCATTCCTCGGCCAGATACGCACCGGAAAAGGCGAACTGCCCGGCCTTCAGCTCGTCGCCGCGATAGTAGCAATCCTTCCATGCCACCTTGAGCAGAATGGTCAACATGACCCCGCGATGCAAGGCCCCCCGGCTCCACGCCCGGCTATCCTCGGCACATCGCCAACACTTGATAAAGCCGCGATACATAATGTTCTCCTGACCATTGGGTGCAATTCAGCACTCCACTGTCATCGACAGATGGCCTATTCGTCGCATAGAATTCCTACAGCGCTCGATCAGATATCAGATGCTGGTTCCGCCACCGCCCGCGAAGAGGTCAACTATCAAGCCGAGGCCGGACATGGTCGCGCCTCGGTTGATGCGGTTGAGGCATCTTTGCCCTCCGCAAACGGCTGTTGGGAGAGCCGGAGCATCGCGGCGCGAAGGGCATCAGCATTACTCGAGTGCATATCTTGCCTCCGCCCAGTAAGCACATGAGACACCGTAGCAGGAGAAACCCCCGCCTCAAGACAAAGCCTGCGGACGGAGCATCCTGTAAGCCGAATGAATTCCGTGAGTTCAGAAACAATTTGTGCTTTCATGAATTTGATAATTACAAAAGTAATCAAAATGGTCAATTCATTTTTTCCACGATTCCACAAGGGAATAGATACGACTGTAGCCATATGATATGGAATAACCATGAAAGAATCATTGTTTGAATCGACCATGCGCCGCACTAAGGAAATTATCCAAAAAAATGGAAGTATCCGAAGTGTTGCAGAAAAATTGGAAACCAACCCGTCTACGATTACTCGTTGGTTTGCCGAGGAAGGCCGCGCCCCTCGCTTTGATGCACTCGCAAAAATTTTTGAATTCTTTTCAGTAGAAATTGTCTTTCCCGGTGAAAATCAAAAAAGAGATGAAGTACGACAACTCGAAGAAAAAATTGAAGCACTGTTGAAAGATCTACATTCTACCGAAAAAGAACGGGATGCTTTAAAGGCTCAGGTCGAAATTCTAAAAGAAATTATACGCCCAGCTCAACCTACTCTGAATGAAGAACCCAAGGAAAAGAGCGCATAGAAAACCCCTACCTCCGCGAGATAAGGCGCGAACGGCGGCCCTCCGGGTGCATGATCATCTATGTTGAGTACAGATGAAAATCCCCGCCGGAGCGGGAAGAAGGAAGAGTTTTGATTTGGTTATGCCAGAAATCACCCTTTCAATTGTAAAAACTACAGTCACAATAGTTCCAGATACCATAATAAGTTCCGGCATATCCTGAGCCCTCCCGCCCCTCCTCGTGAGGGGCTTTTTTGTGTTCAAATTACGAATATCTCCTTCAGATAAAAAATTTTATGCTGACTGTTTACCTTTAGCAACATTTTTATTGACACAAATGTTTACTTTTGTAATTATTCACACACGACAAGTAACACCACAAAAAACGCCATTCCCGGCGATCCTTGGATGACCACAATGGACACTGATGTGCCTGTCCTCCCGGCGGCGGTCGTCGGGGTTCCGAGGATCGCCGGGAGGGACGACCGATAAACGTTAACGTTAGGGTGCGTTGGCAACGACAGGCGTTGCCAAGCAATCGGGCTCTCCCGGGCGGCGGGCGGCGTAGCAAAGGCGCAGACAGTCAATCCCGCCGCCTCGTCAAAAAACAAAACGCCCCCGGCGCTGGAGCAACAGCGCTGAGGGCAAACATCCAAGAGAGGACACTCATGGATGCACAAAGACCTTACTCACAGGCTCGGCAAAGTGTCAACGCCGGGGATCGGCGCTTTTCCCTCATCTTCAATCGCAGAGAGTTTGCCGAGGTCATGTACTGGATCAAAAGCCAGTGTCCCGGCGGCAAGATGGCGGAACTTCTCGAAAAATGGGCGTGATGAAACATTTTTAAACCACCTACACGGCGGATAACCTCCCCGAACTTTTCAGCGTTGGAAGCGTAAACTTCTAAACCACCTACACGGCGGATAACGTTGATGGTGGTCGGGATAGGCCACACTCTGACTTCTAAACCACCTACACGGCGGATAACTTCGTGCATGTTGATGTGATCGTCGGCACGGGCTTCTAAACCACCTACACGGCGGATAACGAACTCCCCGAAAACGAACAATCCGCCTTGGACTTCTAAACCACCTACACGGCGGATAACATCTGGCTCTTAAGGAACCGCTTGTGCTCGTCCTTCTAAACCACCTACACGGCGGATAACCCCGTATTTCATGGCCTCGCCGTCTGGTCCACCTTCTAAACCACCTACACGGCGGATAACTAGAACCTCCTACGAAAGTATCCCTACTTTCCAATACGTTACCTTCAAAATACCTTCAAGGACTTCGTTTTCAACCTTTATCCCTAACTACTTTATTCTCAATCCTTTTTTTGAACAACTCTTTTGTGAAGCTAAAGCCCCTGAACTGATGCCCTGAATTTTTCTTTTTTTGAGGTGAACAATGGCTGAAAAGATCTCTGAATTTACCTGCCTCGTCCGCGACATGCGCGAAGCCCAAAAGCTCTACTTCGATACGCGGGACAAGGCCTATCTGAAGAAAGCAAGGGAGATCGAAAAACGGGTGGATGACGAACTGCAAAAGACTTTCGGGTGGATCAAAAACCGCCAGCCGGCACCACAGGGGAGGCTGATCTGATGTTCACACTTCCAATTCCCCGCCGCGTGCGGACATGGCTGATACGGATTAAGGGCGTGGCCAGACTTGAGCACAACCCCACCGTCGACGCCTCGGAACTCTGGAACCGGACGGCCACCCCCGAAGCCCTCGCAACGCTGGCAGGGATGGCGCTGAAACTGGCCAGCGTCCCCGACTGCCCATACCACAAACAGCATACCCTATGCCGATATGAAACCGGGAACGTCCCGAACTGCACAGAATGCCGCCTGCAATGGGCGTTTGCACAGGGGCAGAGGAATGAAGGAACAAAACAAGGCTATTGACGAAAAGGCGCTCACCGAGTTGCGGAAGCTTGTCGTTGAACGTGAAAAGCTCGACGGCAGGATTAAGGAACTGCTCGGTATGAATACAGAAACACGCCCGACGAAAAAGCCGCTGTCTAGAGAACAATTCAGAATGTTGTGTGGTGTGTGATGGGAGTCCAGTTCTACAGTCCCCGGAACAACTGGTGCGTTCAGTGGCAGGAAAACGGCGTGCGCCGAAAACGGTACTTCAAAACCGAACAGGAAGCGCACGCCTTTGAACGCGAACGGCTGGAACAAAAGGAAGGCCCCCGCCAACTCACCCTTGGCGAACTGGTTGCGCTCTACTTCCGCTCAAATCCTGACAAACACCCCAAAACCCGCAAGAACATCGTCTACTTCTTCGCCGGGCATGAAGACAGGAAAACGGGGAAGCATATTGAGGGAACAGGGGAGTTCCTCCGGGATAAGTACGCCGAACGCCTTGACCGTTCCGATCTGGAAACCATGCGCGAAGCATTCAGGGCACGCGGAACAAGCAATGCCACAATAAACAAATACCAGAAGTACATCCACGCCATTCTCGCGTGGGGTGCGGATCAGGAGCTTGTCGCCTCCAACCCGTGGCGTGACTTCAAGTATCTGAAGGCGCAACGCCGCATCATCTCCACAACGCTGTGCGATTTCCAGATGATCCTGCCCCACTGTCCCGACTGGCTGGTCTGGGCCCTGAAAACCGCCTACGCGCTGGCCCTGCGCCCCGGTCAGGTGGAACTGTTCTCGTTGCCGTGGAGTGCCTTCAACTGGCGCTTCGGATACGTTCAGCTTCTGCAAGGCAAGACCGGCCGTATGAAACGCGTCATCCCGCCGCCGCTGTATTGGCAAGAAGCCCGTGGCCACTATGAAGAGGACATGAGCGCAGGTATCCCGTGGGTTTGCCACCGCGCCGGAAAACGTGTCCTCGACTATAATCAGGCTTGGCGCAAGGCCCTTGCCGACTCGGGAATGTCCGGGCGCGGAATCCGTATGTACGACATCCGGCACGTCGCCGCCTCGGAAATGCTCGCCGCCGGAGCCGACCTTCCCGCCGTCTCCGCGCAGCTCGGCCACGCCAGCACCCAGACCACGGCCAGCACTTACGCCCATGTCGTGCCAAGGGCGCAGCTCCACGCGGCTGAGGTCATGCCCGTATTAGGTATGGACAAAAAGGAAGACGACTTTTGACAGTCCTCGGAAAAGATTTTATCTTCCCAAAAGAAGGGGGCCGGAAGTGCGGCAAACACCTCCAGCCCTTTATGCGGGGTCTTTTTCGGGACTCCCCAGATGAGAACACATTCTCCCCAGATCGCCCCTAACAGTCTTGACCACTGTTAGGGGCTTGCTTTGTCTGGAGAGCTGGTCAGGCTAGAGGAACAAATCCATCAGCCAGTTACACAGCCGGACAAGAGCAGCCGTAACAGCGGCTTTTGCCAGCAGTCGGAGAAACCCGAACATGCGACATGGAACCTCCTTGCAATCCCCCGCTAATGACTGAACTGGGGAGGCCCACGGGCAACCTAGCGGCTTTTGTTAAAGCTGGCAATCTTCTCCTTGTAGGGCAAACGCCCTACAGTGCCCTACAAAAGCGCTCCAAGACGACACGAAAAAAGGCAGCTACGGTTTCCGTAACTGCCTTATTTCATTCTGGTACCGGGAGCGAGACTTGAACTCGCAAGATGTTGCCATCGGCGGATTTTGA